ATTAGATTTGATATAATAAGTTATACATGACTATAGGATATTCCTAGTATGGAATATTCCTTCTGGTTCATTCCTAAGTTTTAAAGAAGATTACATAGAAAGGAATATTCCTAAACAGGTATATTCCTATATAGAAATTTCCTAGGGAATGTATGCCGATAACTGACAGAATAGATCCTGACTTACTCAAGGATATTCCTAATCTTCCGATGGAGAAGCAACGCGAGATTCTTTCGTTGCTAGAAGAGCTTGAGAATGCTGAGAGCAAAGAGGTTGCTAGAGATAGTTATCTAAGCTTTATAAAAAGGGTTTGGCCTGCATTTATCGAAGGATCTCATCATAAGATCATGGCTAAAGCCTTTGAGCGCGTGGCGAATGGTGAGTTAAAGCGTTTAATAATTAATATGCCGCCCAGACACACTAAGTCTGAGTTCGCATCCTATCTTTTGCCAGCGTGGTTCTTAGGTAGGTTCCCAGAGAAAAAGATTATACAAACAGCCCATACCGCAGAATTATCTGTAGGTTTTGGGCGAAAGGTTAGAAACCTAGTAGATAGTGACGATTTTAAAGAACTATTCCCTAGAGTTGCTTTAAGGGCCGACTCCAAAGCGGCAGGCAGATGGAGTACCAACGAAGGTGGTGAATACTTCGCTATTGGTGTTGGTGGTGCTGTAACAGGAAAAGGCGCGGATCTCCTCATCATTGATGATCCACATTCTGAACAAGAGGGGCAAAGTGCCGACCCGTCAGTATTTGATAGGGTCTATGATTGGTACACATCAGGCCCAAGGCAACGATTACAGCCTGGAGGAGCGATCATTGTAGTGATGACTCGCTGGCATAAAAGGGATTTGACGGGACAGATTATTAAATCCTCAGTTCAAAGAAAGGGAACTGATGAGTGGGAAGTTATTGAATTTCCTGCAATTTTACCGTCAGGGAAGGCATTATGGCCTCAGTTTTGGCCTAAAGAAGAGCTGGAAGCTTTAAGAAATGAACTGCCAGCACCCAAGTGGAACGCGCAATATCAGCAGAATCCAACCTCTGAAGAGGGTGCGCTGGTTAAAAGGGAATGGTGGAACAGGTGGGAGGACGATGCTCCGCCGCCTTGTGAGTTTATTATACAGTCTTGGGATACGGCATTCTTAAAAACCCAACGCGCTGACTACTCCGCATGTACTACATGGGGGGTATTTTATAGTGCAGATGATGAGGGACTCCAGCAGCCCAATATTATTCTTTTAGATGCTTATAAGGAAAGGCTGGAGTTTCCAGAATTAAAGAAAACTGCTTTTGATTTTTATCAGCATTGGGAGCCTGATGCCTTTATTGTTGAAGCTAAGGCTGCCGGAACACCGTTGATATTTGAGTTGCGAGCTATGGGCATACCCGTTTCTGAGTATACCCCTTCACGAGGGAACGATAAGATAGCTCGTGTTAACGCCGTGGCGGATCTCTTTGCTAGTGGAATTGTGTGGTCTCCTGAAACCAGATTTGCCGAAGAGGTTATCGAGGAGTTTGCCAGCTTCCCCTCTGGCGATCACGATGACTTGGTTGATTCGTCAACACAAGCGCTGCTTAGGTTCCGTCAGGGCGGCTTTTTAAGACTTAACACCGATGAAGAGGATGAGCCTTTTTATGGAAAGAAGGCAAACTATTACTAATTATGCCTGATATAAGAAAAGAACTGCCATTAACCAAAGAGGAAAGAGAAGCCCAAAGGCTTGCCTCTGAGCAGTTTTATACCATAGAAACCAGAATAGAAGAGCAGAATAGACTGCCTCCAGAACTAAGAACAACTGGTAAGCTAGGCCTGTTTGCACAAGCGGCTCTTTCTGGAGACCGAAAGATGGGGCCAGCAAAAATTAGGGCAGTGGGGATGCCAAGAAGGGGAGAAAACCAGTTTTACACCACAATGGCGGGAACGTATAGATTCCCTGATACGCCTATCCCTACAATACAATCTGAGTTTGGCGATCAAACTTATTCTGACATGATGCTGTTTAGTAACTATTACAGGGGAAAGCCGACCCAGCCAGACGAAATAACTTACGCAAACCCTACTGAATTTATGAGTAAGGAGCATCAAGCTGAGGCAAGAAGATCGGTTCCTCAGACAAAACTGTTTCATGAGCCTACGCACAGGGCATACAGAATGCCTTTTATGAAAGACTTTAAAGGCTATCTTGAACAAAGAGCTTTTGATGCTGGCGGTACTGGAGAAAAAAGACGAGATTACGATGTAATAAGAACTCCTGAGCATTATTGGTTAAAGCCAGCAAGAAGGAAATACATTGGCGCAATGCCAATTACATTTGAATCTGAAGAAGAAGTTGAGCGATTAGCCAAATCTGATGACAAGGCTGTTGAGGAAGCCGCTAGGGTTCAAAAGCTTTTTGCTGAATGGCTAACCCCAGAAAGACAAAAGAAATATGGAATGAAACCAATTATCCAAGCAGTTGAGCCAAAAGAAAAATCTTTTTACGAAGAAATGCTGGATAAAATGCAAGGAGTTTTTGATGGGTGACAAGAAAAAACCTGCTTATTTTAGGCTAATGAAGCTTAGAGAAGAGAAAGAAGCAGAGAAGCGGAAGCCTACAAGCGGTTTAAAAGGCACAAAGTTAGATCGTGAAAGAAATGATCCGTCTAAATCATTGGACACCGAATCATTAACAGCGTCTGAAAGAAAGGCTGCTGGCAGAACAAAGCAAAGCAGGCGAGGCACAGCAAAGATTGAAAAAGAAAAGCCAGCCTACACTGACGTAGAAAGACCTCCTAAAACAAAAATGAAAAAAGGTGGTAGAATTAGAATGGATGGAACAGCCAAGCCAAGATAGGGGACTTAATGGCTTTCTTGCAAAGCAATATCCCGCATTTTAAATGCTGGGTTAGAAGGGAATATACGCATAATCACCAGAAGTATCATGGTGAATTTGTTCATGCAATGGCGATTGCGGTTACCTCAATGCCGACTAGGTGCCTGAGCTTCCAGTTAATATTTACTGGCGCAGAGACCTACGACACCGATGAACCCAATATTCATGGCGGTGCGATGTGGGCAAGGATGCCTATTACGGGTTTGGTGGCAGATACGCCATTTGAAGAATGGCCTGAGCCAATGCCTGTATGGGCCGCGCAGCCTTGGGATTGTTCGTCAAGGACGCACAGTGTCTATGTCTTGGACAGGGCAACCCCGTGTCCTTGGCTTGCCAAGATCGACAACAAGCTTTATCCCGCTAAATACTACTTCACGGTAGATTATACGGACTCAGAGATAGCGGATGACCCAGCGCAGCACAAGCAGTCTCATGTCATGGAATTGTTGGATGCTGGCAAATGGACAGGGAATATCGTGGCACTTCCCAATAATCGTGTTAGGGTGACTCACCCCGCATGGTTTGAGACAGGAGAGGGTGCGCCAGACTTCAGGCCATCACAGCATATTCATTACAGTAAGTCAGACCTAGACTATACGCTGGATGTAAACAAGGTTTTTGATAATTTATACGCAGAGGATTTAGATGAAGAAGAGTAAAGGTTACGCTGGCGGCGGAAAAATGAAGCCTAAGATGAGCGCAAAAGGCATGTCTAAGGGCGGAAAGCTTCCTATGGTTGAAAAGGATGGAAAGCAAGTTCCTTTCTTTGCTGCTGACGGGAAAGGCAAGATGGCTAATGGCGGAGCAGTCCCTAAAACCAAAGGCTATTTTAAGGGCGGCAAAACCATGACTACCAAAGGCTCTACTGCTGGCGGGAAAATGAGGCCAAAAGGAATGGCTGCTGGCGGAACTGTTGCAAGAGGCAGCGGCGCAGCAAGGCCTCAGATGTTTAGGAAAGATGGATAAATGGCTATAGATCGCCCCCTACAAACTCCAGACAGTCCCATTTATGAACAGGTAGATGAGTCTGATTTAGAGATAGAGATTGTAAACCCAGAGTCAGTTTCTGTTGAAACTCCTGATGGCGGGGTGATTATTGATTTTGATCCAGATCAATCTGAAACAGTGGCAGATCATGATTCAAACTTAGCAAACTTTATTCCTGATGAGGTTCTTAGCGAAATATCTCGCGATCTAGTTGGATCGTTTAAGGCAGATAAAGAAAGCAGACATGATTGGGAACGAGCCTACATACAGGGATTGGATTTGCTTGGACTCAAGCATGAAGATAGAACAACTCCTTGGGATGGAGCCTGTGGTGTATTTCACCCTCTGTTAACCGAATCTGTCATACGTTTTCAATCGCAAGCAATACAAGAAATATTTCCAGCAAGCGGCCCCGTTAAGACATCAATTGTTGGAAAAATTGACGACGAAAAAGAAAGGCAGGCTCATAGAGTTCAGGATTACTTAAATTACTTAGTCACGGAGCAGATGACTGAGTATAGAACTGAAACTGAAAAAATGCTGTTTTCTCTTCCTTTGGCGGGAAGCGCATTTCGCAAGGTTTATTATGACCAAACACTAGGTAGGCCTTGCAGCATGTTTGTACCCGCTGAAGACTTTGTAGTGAGCTATGGCGCGTCCGACTTGGCTACCTGTGAAAGAGCAACCCACATACTTAAAAAGAGCCAGAACGAGATTAGAAAGCTTCAGGTGGCTGGTTTTTACTCAGATGTAGAAATTTCTTCCCCAACGCCTGATGTTGACGAGATTGAAAAGAAATATAACGAGCTAACTGGGGACTCATCTAACTATGAGTATGACTCTAGGCACACCCTTCTTGAGTTTCAGGTTTATTTAGACCTTCCTGGGTTTGAAGAAACCGAGAATGGCGAGCCTACTGGAGTAGCTTTGCCTTATGTAGTCACTGTTGATCAGTCTTCTAGGGTTGTTTTGTCAATACGAAGGAACTGGTACAAGGATGATCCTAAGAAATTAAAGCGAGAACACTTCGTTCACTACCAATATATGCCGGGATTAGGCTTTTATGGCTTTGGTTTGATCCACATGATAGGTGGATTGGCTAAATCAGCCACTTCTTTACTAAGACAGTTGGTTGATGCAGGCACATTATCCAATTTACCGGGTGGTTTAAAGTCCAGAGGGCTTAGAATCAAGGGTGATGACACCCCGATTATGCCCGGAGAGTTCCGTGATGTTGATGTTCCTAGCGGAGCAATAAAAGATAATATTAGTTTCTTGCCTTACAAAGAGCCAAGCTCTGTTTTGTATCAACTAATGGGTGACATTGTTGCTGAAGGGCGTAGATTTGCCTCTGCTGCTGACGTAAAAGCTGCGGATATGAACGCTGAAGCGCCTGTCGGCACTACTTTAGCGATATTAGAGCGCTCTATGAAGGTAATGAGTGCGGTTCAAGCGCGTTTACACGCTTCAATGCGCGTCGAGCTAAGGCTTTTATCAAACTTAGTAAGAGATTTTGGCCCAACAGACTACCCTTATGAGTCTGATATGGAAAAAATCACTAAAGAAGACTTCGATGATCGCGTAGATATTATTCCTGTTAGCGATCCGAATGCCGGAACGATGGCTCAGCGCATAATGCAGTACCAAGCAGCGCTACAATTGGCTCAGCAAGCTCCAGAAATGTACGATATGCCATTGTTGCATCGTCAAATGCTGGAAATACTTAACATTCGTGATGCAGACAAGATTGTTCCTACTGATAAGGACATGTTCCCCGAAGATCCTGTGTCAGAAAACATGAATATTATTAATGGAGAGCCTGTTAAGGCGTTTATTTACCAAGATCACGAAGCGCACATACAAACTCACATGGCA